CTGATCTGTTCTTTTCCCCGCCTCTTTGTAAAGGGCGTGGTGGCCTTCGTGCCAAGGCTGGTACCTACCAAGCATAAGTGTTGTAGGTGCAGACCAATCATGTAGATTAAACTTATCAATTATATGAGATGCCTTTGCTTCTGCATCTAGGTTATGGCTAATAAATGATACATCAAACTCTGTTGGTCTTTCAAACATTTTATTTGTGTCTTCAAAACGGCCTTCTGCAAGAGTATCCATAAACACAAGTACGTCTGGCTTACCAAAAGCTGATCGTGTTAGTTCCGTTGGGCATACGAAGTCAACAACTACTGGAGCAACACCTTGTTTAGATATTAACCTTGCCATCTCTCCCATGCGTCGAGCCTGCTCAAGCCTGTCGTCTAGACTAAACCCTAAATCAGAATTTACTGTTGCACGAACTTCGTCAGCATTAAGGTGAATAGCATTAATGCGCTCTTTCAAGGCTTTTGCAAGTTCTGTCTTCCCAGAACCTGGTAATCCAATAATTTGTATAATCATTTTAATCTTTCTGTTAGAAGGGCAGTTTTTGGACATACCCAGGTCTCAATTTTATTTAATTTTTAGAATTTTTGGTTGTTTTTCTTTTGGTAGATTTCTAACTACAAGGATATTTAGCATACCGTCCTTTAGCTCTACACTAGAAACTTCCATGTATTCACTTAGCTCGAAGATTCTTGTAAACTTACGTGCAGCGATTCCCTTATGTACAACCTTTGCATCTGTTATTTCAGTAATTTCACCTGTAATCCAAAGACTTCCGTCTTCAATAGATACAGTTAAATCTTCTCTCGTGAATCCAGCAACTGCCAGTGTTAGCTGGTAATTGTCTTCGTCTAGCTTTAGCAAATCATACGGCGGAAACGCTGTGTTGTTTACCTTACTAAGACTATTAAAACGCTCCAACTCTCTGTTGAAGCCAATAAAAAATGGATCCTTAAAAAGATCCATCGCAAACTGTGTTACCATAATATTCCCCTTTCAAGCGAATAGTTTAATTTAGGCCCCTTTTGGCGACCTATTTTAATTATATCATATTGCTGGGGATATAGGGCTCGAACCTATGACCTAGAAATTAACAGTTTCCCGCTCTGCCAGCTGAGCTAATCCCCAATCGTGTCCCCAGATGGTATCGAACCATCGACCCGCAGATTAAAAGTCTGCTGCTCTACCAGCTGAGCTATAGGAACAATGCTGGCAGTTTTAATTCATACCAAGGAAATCAATCTAGGCTGACAAGATTTTAGACAACGCATTAATTGTTGCTGCAATTCTTCCGATATCACGCAACTGTTCAACACTATATCCTTCTTCTTTTAATGTATCATAATGTGCTTTAACACAAAAATGACATTTGCCAACTATTGATGATGCCAATGAGTATGCTTCAAACTTACCTTTTGTTGTACCTCCGTGAGATGATATAGCATTCATTCTAAGTTGTGCTGGTAATCCTTTAAGATTAGCATCGTCAGCCATTTCAATAAAAGGATACCATGTATTATTTTGTGCCATTATGGCACCAGCTGTAAGGGCTGCATTTTTTTCAACTTCATCTGTTGCACTTGCAACTATAAATGCAAGCAACTTGGCGTTTCCAGTTGCAAATGCTGATGAAATTGAAATGTATGTAGCATGCTCTGGATCAATAGTAGACCTATTAATAACGGCATCCAGGTTTAATTTTATATCTTTAGCATACTCTGGAAGAGATTCTTTAAGTTGGTCTACCCATGTCATTAAAGAGTTTCTCCACCTAATGACCTATTGCATGCACACAGCTCTCCTGTTTGCAATGCATCTAGTATGCGAAGTGTTTCGTCTGGGTTTCTTCCTACATCTAGATTATTTACAGTTACATGCTGAATAATATTTTCTGGATCAACAATAAATGTAGCACGATATGTAACTCCAGAAGAGTGGTGAACCCCAAGGTCGCTAGCTAGTTGATGCGCTGTATCTGCAAATGACCATGAGTTTGTCTTCTTAAGATCATCATGTGCATTTCTCCATGCAATTTTACAAAATTCATTATCAACAGAACCAGTCATAAGAACTGTATCTCTATCATTAAAATCATTCACTAAAGCATCGTATGCAACAATTTCAGTTGGGCATACAAATGTAAAGTCCTTGGGATAAAAAGCAATAACTTTCCATTTTCCTGGAAAAGATTCTTGCGTAATTATTTCAAAAGAGGATTCATCGTACGACAAAGCCCCTGGCTTAACTCCAGTAACAGCAAAGTTACCAATCTTATCTCCTACGGTTTTCATTTTTCTCCTTATGTATAAGTGATGATACTGTGTATCGCACCCCTGGCTGGATTCGAACCAGCGGCCAACAGATTAGAAGTCTGTTGCTCTTCCTCTGAGCTACAGAGGTATAAGAACATTATACTATTTATTCAAAATATTATCAATAGGTACTGTCTTTAAATATTCAGAATAACATCTCTCAGCCATATGAATATTCCAATGTATTCCCTTGTGTCCATTTTTACGACCATCAGACTCGATAGTCATGTCTGCTGCATAATCAAAAAGCGGGTGTTCTAAATACTCAACATGGCATTCAGGATTATCTTTTACAAAATTGAAATCGTTCATTGTGCTATCAAAAAAGAATCCAGATGTATTTTCATTTAAAATATTCTCCACCCTATTGGATGCAAACATTGTTTCCCATCCAGTCCAAATAAATTTAATACCAGCTTCTTTACAATATGTAGAAAATATATTAATAAAAGAAAATGTCTCTAAAATATGATCCTCCATTGGAATTACTTCATCATATTTATATGGAGCTTTAGAAATTTGCTTAAAATTATTTTTTACATGCATGCAATTAAATGGCCCAGCTAAATTATTTTTAGAGCTTATTATCTTTCCTGGAACTGCAAATTTTTCAGATCGATACAATGGGAAGCATGCAAAAATAGCATCTGGTTTACCAAATTGATTTATAAAGGAAATAGCTTTCATTATTGAGCCTCTAGCGCTATCACCAGGAGCTCCTAAGTTCACAACTCTACAATTAAATATTTTTTCAAGCTGTGCTGGCCAAGTAAACTCTTCTTCTAAAGAAGTGCCGAAGGTCTGAGAGCACCCTATAGCAATAAATTTTTCTGAGCCATCAATATATTCGCCCCTGTATCCAATATTATTAAACCTATACTGTATTTCTTTTTCTTCTTCATTAAAAATATATTTATGTTTTTTCCTATAGTCAGGATGCACATCAAAATTTTCTTTAAACATCTTCATTTGATCTATCATATCACTATCCGATAGAGTTAAATTATAATCAGGGGATTGCATGTGTCTTGAATTAGTTGCTGCATTTATATCAGATAACACACTTCTACGAAGTGGGCTTCTGAAAGCCGACATTATCGCAAATATTATAGGGTCTGAGTCATAATCAACTTTAATAACATTTTTATTCATCTATTGCCCCCTAATAATTTTAAAATTATATTCATTTTCCCATGCAACAACATCTAACTCATCATTTAATAATGGCTGGCCCTTGATATTTAGGCTAGTATTAAGGAGTACTGGTACTCCAGTTTCTAGGTAAAATTTACTTAAAACCCTATATAGTCCTCTATGCTGGTCCCTGTTTACCGTTTGTACTCTAGAAGTTCCATCTGCATGAACAACAGATGGAATTATTTCTGGCTTTAAACACTTTACTGTGTACTGCATATAAGGACTTGCAAAATCCATATCAAACCATTGAGATGCACATTCTTCCATTATAACTGGGGCAAATGGTCTAAATAGTTCTCTCTGTTTAATTAAATTAACTTTGTCTTTAATGTTTGGATTTCTTGGATCTGCAAGTATACTTCTATTTCCCAAGGCTCTTGGACCATACTCTGCTCTACCTGATGCTACTGCTACAATTCCATCTTTTAATATACCATCGACAATTTGCTGAACAGGATACTCTCCTCCAAGGTCGTAGCCAAGATAAGGGGTATTCCAATTGATATGCTTACCGTATAGTGCTGCTGCTGCACCCAGAGAGCTACCAGCGTCTCCTGGGTTTGGCATAATCCAAACTTTATCAAATATATTCCAAAGGAGTGTATTTGCTGATGAGTTAAGTGCACACCCTCCCATAAAAACTAAATTCTTTTTGCCAGTAATTGAATATGCCATATGCATAAAATCATTTAGTCTTTGCTCGTATACAAATTGAACTGATGCAGCAATGTCGAACTTATCCTGTTCGGATATATCCAGGTTCCAATCATTAATGCCTTTATGAAAATTGTATTTTTGTTTATTGTATTCTGGGAAGTAATTGTTTACTTCTTTGTAATAACGTTTCCAATCACCATAGGCAGCCATGCCCATCATTATGTACTCTTCTTGGTTTGGCATAAAACCAATTAATTTTGTAAAAGCTGAATAAAATAATCCAAAGCTAACTGGGTAGTTTTGCTTATACTTAAATCTAATCTTATCCCCTTCTCCAACCCAGATTGTAGAAGTGTTGTATTCCCCTATTGCATCCAAAACAACAATAGCGGACTCATTAAATGAACTTGTATAATATCCAGCTGCAGCATGAGAGTAATGGTGCTTAAAATAATGCACTGGAAGGTCTAATGGAAAATTTGGTCTCCAGTCACTAGAACCACCATACAGCATCATTCTAGATTTTTTAAGCAGAGGCTTTTCATAATATGCAATTGCATTTGGTGTTCCGTAATTTAATGCATCAAGAATAATGTCATTGTTGTTATACCAATCATTTTTCTTTTTGCTATATCTTTCTGCATGACCAGCAAACAAAATCTCACCGTCTTTAATTAAAGACACTGATGCATCATGAGATGTCTCATTTATTCCAAGTATGATCATTAGTAAATAAAGTCTTCGCTGTCTCTTTTAGGCTTTACTATTTTTTTTCTTACATACAAATAAATTTTATATAAGTAATACTCTATTTTAATTTTCATATGGGTTAAACCTTTCAATATCTTCTACTGGTATGATACCTTTAGACTCTGCAATTTTAAATCCCTCTTCGGTAAAATTAAAGGTAGCATTTAGCTCTTCATCATATTCAACTTCCATAAGGCCATTATTCATTAAATCAATAAGTTCTGAGTCCACATACTCTTCGTGAGCCTGCCAAAGATCTGGAGCTAGTAGTGATGTAGTTTCTTCATTTAGTTCAAATATAGCTTCTCCGTCTTCGGTAAATCCAGCTATCCTTATTGCACCAATTTCTAAATAGTGCTGGATCCTAAGCATCATCTCATCTTCATCATCATACTCATCAAACATTATTCCTCCTGTGCAACAAGTAGGACTTGAACCTACGATTACCGAATTATGAGTTCGGGGCTTTAACCGACTAAGCTATTGTTGCCTAGCCTAATTATATTATTTTATCATCATTATTGTCAATGGACTGCTCTACTACCTTTTGAACATACTCAGAAAAATGTTTTCTTATACTTCCTGGTGGCCTCTTGCCTATTTCCGTCCAAACTCTTTTATATTCATGTATGTTATCAAAAGTTGTTGGGCAAAGTAGTACCCCGTTGTATTCTTTTAATCTGGTTGGCAGGGGAACATGCTTGCTACAGCAAACACACGCCTTTGCTTTTTCTTGATATATACTCATACTATTTCCATTCCGCTCAGTGCATCAGAAAGATCTCTTGGCATTGAAGATGGTGCTCTAATTAAATTAGGACTATCTACAACTAGAGATTCTCTATATTGTTTTTTAACAGATGAATAATCGTGCACCTCAATATCACCAAATGCCGCTCTAGTTAAACTAATTGCGTTATAAATAGATCCGCAGACTGCGTCAGCTAAGTCCTTAGAACCTTTTCTTGGGTGGTCAACCTTGTCTCTCATAATTCTTAACTCTAACAATTCATCAACAAGGAGTGGTATGTGGGGGCCATTCAATCTTTCTTCCAAGACAACCATAGCCATATCATCATAATGTTTTTTAGCTACAGATAAAGTTTCTGTATTGATTCCATATTGTTTTAGCTGCTGCATCATATCGTGAGAGTTCCATCGATCAAAAGTACATATTCTAATATTAAATCCTCTAGATCTTAATGACAATATGTAATCTCTTACCTCTCCGAAGTCGACAGACTTGTCTGATGTAGGAGTCCAATACATTACGGCATCTACTTTAACAATTGGTGCTGGCTGAGAATATGTATCAGTTACTTTTACGCTAACAAACTTTTCAATGTGAGCCATGGACACGGCGCAGTGGTCATGCTTTTGAGCCAAGTCAACATGAATGTAGTAGTCTTTATCTTCTTCTGGGATAAACCATTCTTCAAATCTTCCAAAGCCGTCTACAGCTAAAGATAGGTCGTTAAAAGCCATTTCAATTTTTTCACGTGACTTAAAAAAAGCATCAATTGCTTCTGGTGGCATGCAAGCAAATCTTCCTAGAGCATCGGTAACATCTCTATAAAATGCAATTTTAAAGTCTTCTATGGTTCTAGTAGGATTAACTTCCCAGGTTGGCCTTTTGATTGCATACACTTTAGGATACTTGTAAGATATTATTTCATCTTGGTCCCAGAAGATTTCAAATTCATTCCCTACAGTATTGTTAGGAAGTTCTGGATCAAGCTTGAACTTGTGAGACATGGATATGGTTTCTTTTTCAGAAATAATATCGTCATACCTCTGCTGTATGTAATCATTTTTAAATCTAGGGAAAGAAAGCAATATGACTTTACCATAGTCGGGGAAGCGTGAATCAACAGATGCCCTGTACATGTCGTAAATTCCACTGGATGTTTTTGCTTGGTCATGCCCACTTGTGTTGTCAAGCGCAAATCCAGAAATTTCATCAAGTACTGCTACAAGAACGTTGTAGCCCTCAAACGCTTCTCTTTCTGAGTGCCCAGAATAAACTGTAACATTCTTATCAAACTTTATTTCTGAAGCTTTTTCAAAGTATCTGCCAGCAAACCAAGGTGAGTGAGTTACTCTATTTTTAAATCCTTTAAAAAATACGTTGTTAGCTTGCTGTGCGTTAATAGCAATATTAATAATATCTATTGAGTCACCAGGTGGCTTACCGTAGTACGCAGCTGGGTCTCTTAAACATAAAAGCAAATATACTATATAGGCAACAGATATTGTCGAGCAATAATCTTTACCGCTTCCTTTTCCTAACTGAGCAACAACTTCATTGCATGTTTGCCTATATCTTAATGATCCTTCTTCTTCACCAAAAAGTTTTATAAGAGTTGATTCTTTATATATCTGAGATGATTTTTCTATCAATGTGTACTGGTGCTTAGATAGTTCTGGCAATCCTAAATAGTTTTTATCAGTTACAAATGTTTCTAGATCGACTGGTCTTTCATCAAACTCTTCGCCATCTAGAATATCAATAATGTCATTAAAATCAATGTCCATTTTTAATCTTTACATTCTTATATATATAGCCAGAAGTAGCGTATCTTTCTCCATCTAAAACTTCTTCAACGCCATGCTCACAGTAATCATCTGATCCATGAATAACAAGGTCTCCTGGGGAAGGCTTGTATTTTAATTTTTGTTTGCTATAAAAAAGCCCGCCGCCATTGATTGGCAATTGATAATATACAATCGTTCCAAAAACTGAGAGCTGCTTGTCAATAAAGTCGTCTCCTTCTTTATACTCTTTAGCTAGCTCTTCAATTTCTTCAAAGTCGTGTACGTCTGAGTGGGCTCCCCACATATTTCCTTTAACCATTCTAACAACATGTGATGAATCTGAAGCATAGTGTTTGTCGTCTAATAAATTTTGAATTCTTTCCTTAAGGTAATCAACTGTTCTTGTGTTGTATGTACCCATTGTATTTGTAAAGTATTCACCAACATGCCAATCTTCTACATTTTTTACTTCCAAAAGAACCTTATCAATTTCATCCTGTGATATAAAATTTTTATATACATAGATTCTTTCACCAAGTATCTCGAAGTTAGTCAGATCAATTGGGCTATTACTCATTTGATGCCACCTCTATGATTTCTATCGGCTCTACTATTCCATTTATTTGTGATAGTCTCTTTGATACTTCAAGTTTACATTTTGGACATGTCGCAGAAACCTCTTTTAATATTTTTACAAGTATCTCTTGCTTTCTTTCTGTATCTGATATCTGTGACGCTAACTCATTATTTTCAAGCAAGCCCACATCTTGAAGCATGGTAACTTTTTTGCCTTGAATGTCCAAAGCTAATTTAATAGCTGTTGCTTGTACACTAAGCTGGCCCTGCATCTTGGCTTCTTTTGCCAGGTCGTGAGCTTCTCTTATAAGCATTGCATAGTGTTGGTCAGCTGCAGATATAGCTTCTTTTGCTTTGTCACGAGCACCAGAGTCGTTTCTTACAACTTCTTTCCATTCATCAATATGCTCTAAAACCTCTGATCTTTTAAGTCCAGTAGTTGTAGCAATTTGAGTTGGAGTGCTTCCCTTAAGAAGTTCTTCAACTACCCTATTCATGCGATCAAAATGATCAGCTAATTCAATTTCCATATAGTTATATTATACTTCTAGTCGACTGAAATAGCAAATTCCTTAGCTACCTTTAGTAATATTAGGTATCCAATTAGATCATCAATATCATTATCTCCTGGGTATTCTTCACCCTTAATAAGTCTATTTAGTTTATCATCAATTCTAACGTATAGTTGCTCTTTTGGTCCCGCCTTTGAAAATATACGAACTGGATCTAGGGCTGAATTTCCATATGA